AGGCAGCCGTACCGTGATTTAGAACCGCAAAGCGCTTGTATCGCTGGCTACCACCGGTCGCAGCATCCGTACGGCAAACCCAATCACCCACGAATCGCCACGAAGTAGCAACCATGTCCTGCAGGCGATTGAGAGGCGCCCGCATAATGAGCTTGATGCGATCGGCGTTAACCTCAACGCCGTTATTCGACACCTGAACATCGCCCATCTTACCAGTAATGCCAGCCTCAGTAAGATACATGGCCGGATCCTGGTAGTACTCGAAGATGCCGCCGAAGCCCGAGAAGAGGATGCGCTGCACCTCCATACCCGAGGCAGTCCCATCATTCGTAAGCTCAGGAGCGAAGGGATCATCCTCGCTAAAGGTCACGCCGTCATACGGGTCGACCGTAAGCGGAGTCGGTGCCTCGTTGTTCTGCACAAAGGCCACGTTGAGGATGCGGCCCACAACGAAGTCCTGGTACATGTAGTTCTCAGGTCGGCCAGTGAGCATGCGCTGGATCTCGGTGTCCGCCATGAGCGCGCCTTCCGAGATAGGACCAATGTGTGCGTGGTAATCACCATCTGGATGGCGCGGAATGTTGTTACGCCGAAGCGCAGTTACAACATTACGGATGTCCTGAAGGCGAGGCAGATCCGTAACTCCGAGGTCGTCAACCTGATCACCGCCACCAACAAACAGGGTGGGACCGCGATCTACAGCAAGTACAGGGGTGCGGTCAGACCAGGTAATAGCAGAGCCCAGAGTCAGGGTACCGGGGCCAAGCTCGTCACCATTAGTGTCAGCGGTGTAGCCAACAACAGTGTTAGCCACGCCGTTGACAGTAATGCGCAGCGGGTTAGACGCAGACACCTGACTAAAGCGAACGCGAGAACCGTTAGCAAGGTCGGGCCGACGGGCACGGGTAAACCCATTAAGCCGCATTACAGGAAGCGACGTAGATGCAGGTCCTGCATTGGCGCCATTGGCAACAGTCCAACCTGACTCTGCCGCATTGTGCATACGGTCACGAACAAGGCGATTGAGCGTCTGGGCAGCCTGAAGACCAAGCTGCGCAGCGTTCTGCATCAGAAGGTCCGCAATTGCCTGCACGCTGGTCGGCATGTGCGTGTCAATTGTAGATGCATAGCTCTGAAGAGTGGCTTCCCACTGCTCCAGGGCATACGACACAGGCTCAGGGTCTACGCCGGGAGCAAGGGGACGCCCCTTTGGGGGGATTAGACCCTTACCTGTGAAGATCTGCTGATCACCGACCTCACCGGGCCACGGCACAGACATAACGTCCCCGCGATAGATGAGCTGGGGAAACAGTGCATCGTGAAACGCCCGCTCCAGATAACCTTCCTGGATAATCGAGCGAATCTCTGGGGTCATTACGGCAACGCCGAAGTCCATCTTTTAGTCTCCTCTTTCCTTATTGTATCTCTTTACTGGAGATATTCCCATTTGTCGAGTCTATCTCCAGTTCTTTGTTATCAAACATACCCCGCAGGATTTCGGATGCCACGCTTACGCAGCGCCTCTGCGTACTCTTGGCGGGTCATCTCTGTTGCCCTGCGCGGTGGCTCTGTCGAGCCTAGCTTAGTCTCTGTTGTTCCTGCAGGTCGCGGTGTCGAACCTGCTGGAGCGGTGTTGATTGGCTGCTCTTCAACCGCTTTAGTCTCTGTTGCAGCCTGCTGGGCTGCAATAGCTTGCCGAAAGACACTGGGCTTCTTTGCCTTTAGGTCCTCCCCAATAAACTTCTTGGGATCAAACTTCTTGGCGGCATCGTCATCCAGGTTCTTAAATGCGGTGTGAACACGTGAGACGACGTACTCAATGTCATCCGGATTTACATCAGACTCATACGCAATGTTGCGAAGCTGCAGCTCAGTCTCCAGCGCTGAAATGCGCGACTTGTAGCCGCGGATCTGACGATTAAGAGTTTCGATTTGAGCCTGGGCCTGCCGCAGTGCTTCAGACTGGACGGTTTTGCCGTCCCCCTTACCATCAGCCCGCTGTTGTGCAGCAAACATCTCTTCAACAGTCTTGAATCCAGCCGCCTGTGCTTTCTTGTTATAGGCGTCAAGGATAGACTGACGTCCGGCCTCGCGGTCAGCCTTGCGCTGCGCCGTGTTGTCGGCCCGCTGCTCACGGCGGAGCGCCTGAGCTACCCCCTTCGGCTGCTCATCAGGATCACTGATCTGGACTTCCGGATCCGGAAGTGCCTCGTCGATGGCTGCCTGGGCCAGTTCGTCGGGGGATAGCTCGTTATTCTCTGTGCTCATATATTCCTACGTCTCCTTGCCTAGACGTTAACTATCAAACCCCGGAGACCCAGTTGTCTTCGAGGTCGGTGTACGAACGCGGGATGTATTCCAGAACGAAGCCAGTCACGGTACCCTCAAATGTGAGGGTCTTGCCATCATCCGACAGAAGGGCGATGCCTGGACCGTTGGCACCTGGGGCACCCGCCGTACCACCGGCATCCGTGACCGCGCGAGGACCAAGAGCACCGGTGCCAACCCCAGTTACGCGCAGTGCAGTAACAGACAGGATAGGGGGCAGGCTTTCATTAGAATCCCGGTCAAGGCCGGAGATGGTTGCGGCAGCTCGCACAGCCGCGGTCGTAATGTCAATTGCCGCAGCAGCAGTCAGGCCAGTTACAGTGACCTTAACTGGGTTGAGCATGTTACCCAGCTTCATCTTCTGAAGAAGGGTGCCAAGCTGGTTGAGATTCGCCTTGTTCAGAATCTGCTGCAGAGTTACATCAGCGGGCGTTGCGGGCATTTTCTAGTTCTCCTCAATCTGGGATTTGGGTCATTACTACGTAGACATCGGTGTCGTACGTGGCTGTCCTTGTTAGATCTATAGCTGTAATTCCTACACTATCACAGCGCAAAAGCAATGTTGGATCTACGGGAATAGACTGGCTGCTTCCATCCGCGGAAGTAATCCGGACCCGTATCTTGTTTCCAACTGCTCGAACAGATAGAAAATTAACTTCTGTGAGCGGGCCAAGATCTACCGACACAGGAGTGTCCGCATCCAGCGTGTACGTGGTCACAAGCTGACGCTCCTGGGCTACCTTCTCCGAATAGGAGACGAGAACAGTGGGCTGCCCGGAGTTGTTTCCTGCCGGGGGCTCTACTGCTACCTCCCCATTGAATGTCAGCATCTGTGTTGGCATTACTTACTCTTCTTAGACTTCTTAGCAGGCTTCTTCTTCGGAGCACAGCCTTCTTTAATCATCTTCTTGATGAGAACCTTGTCCTCGGCCTCGTCATCGTGCCGCGGCATTTTCTTCACAGTCTTAGCCATTTTACTTCCTCTTATTCCTAGAACGACCAGACTTCCGTATAGCAATGGCAATAGCCTGCCTGCGTGGTTTACCAGACCGGACCAGCTCAGAGATATTCTCCGAGACAACCTTGTCACTCTTGCCCTTCTTTAGTGGCATCAGACAAGCTCCCCCGCTCGCCAAAGCCACGCCCCCACAAGAATAGGCTCGACCTCTTGGATCTCGTTACTGAGAGCTTCGGAGACAGTAATTGCCTCGTCCGGGAAGATACCTGAGAGCAGCTCAGGCAGCCCATCGTTCCAGCTATCTGTTAGCTCCAAAATTTGGTCTGCGTCCTGCTCAGGCAGCTCTTGCCCATCAGACAGAAGCATTGTTGGCTCCATGTTCTGTAGCTGCTCCTCAATCTCAGGTAGGTGCTGTCGCACAAGCGTGACGATGTTTTCCATCTGGTCGGGCGTCTTGTTCCCCATCCCACCGGAGGCGGCATCCTTGCCCAGCTCCGGAGGAATCTCCTCAGACGGAACGGGGTCCTCCCCAGACTGCCCCGGACGCCCCTGAGCCCAATTCTGCATGTCTAGTTCAGCCATACACGTACTTTATAGTGGTCTGCCATAGTTCGCCAGGTAAGAACTGGATTATTGAAGTCGTCTTTTTGCTACAGCACGGGCAACTGTTGCGGCCTGCCGGACTCCTTGACGGGTCAAAATATCCCGTATGTCGGGTGTCAATCCAATTTTCACTAGATCGCGAGTACCCAGCCGCGCTATTCCGCCGCGGATATACGCAGGTGCGTGCGTTTTATATGCAAACGCTTTCAGTTTTTCTGGACTTGCTTCAAGTTTTGCGAACGCCATGGGATTGCGACGGCGGCGTTCCTCAATGGCCCTCTGTAGATGAAACATTGTCTTGTCCACAAAAGTCTTCCCAGCCGGACTCAGTTTTTTTCGCGTCTGTTGCGTGAACCGCCTAACATACTTGTCACCATATTCCATGTAGTATGCCGGGGGTGCTTTTCCTGTTCTATTTTTGTAGTCCCTAGCCCTTGCCGCGTAGTATTTTGTTGTGCCAACAAGTTTAGACAAATCTGCCGGTTCGACAGCTCGTATCCAGTATGTACGGCGTCCCCGTTTAGTGTTGATGCTTTTTTTGATTAGGCCAGCCCTAGCCATTCAGTCCTCGCCACGCTGGACACGCTCAGCCAGATCAATTGGGTTGAATGAAATCTCATCGCCCGGAGCAAGCTCAAGATCACCGTACCGATTTTGGTACTTAATATGCTCCATAAGAGTCTCGACATTCTCCTCTTCTGCGGAATGGTCGTTGTTCTGCAGAGAAATCGAGTGCTTCTGACGGGGAATACTCTGCATTACATCTTTAGGATTCATGCTGCTCTCCTGTGACGAAGAAGTCTACGATTCTGGAACAGGCGGTCGAACTCCCTGGCAATGGGCTCAAAATCCCTGTCTTCCCACTGTGCATGATACCCATGCCGCCGCCAACCCTCCCCGTACTCTATTGTTTCCTGGTGGATTTGCTTGGATGCCCGAAGCCCGATGTACTGACCGTACGCCCTAGCTAGCATCTCTGGCGGCATCAAAAGATACTGAGAACACCGCTGCCCGTGGTAGTCACCGGCGCGCTCATTTTCTCTGTGTTTGGCCACCAATCGTTTAGCAGCGTCGCTTTTGTACAAAGCGCGCATTAGTGGGGCAATTTCCTTGCCTTGAGGCCGTCCCATAGCCCAGTGCATACTGGCCATACCATGAATAGTAGGTCGGCCATCTCCAAAGAGATGGTGGTCTAGAAAGTGTCCATACTCGTGTGCAGCAGCTGCGGTTGGACCCCGGGCCCACTTGGATACATTGATCTCGTTCCCACCGAATGGTTGCCACAGCTTATATAGACCATTAGCACCGCCTAGAGATCCTTTGACCTTGATTGGAAGTTTGTACAAATCCTTGGGAACGCTATGCACCTTTCCAATGGCCGACATGGCATGGTCTACACCAGCATTTGCCTTCTTGGAAAACAGCATCCCATAGTGGATCGTGACTCTTGTTCGCGGGTCTACGACTTGATTCTTCGGTTTGGCGCGTTCTCCACTAGCAAAACGCAGCGTGCGTTGAGCTTGCGGCAGCTCAGAAGCAACCCAGTATGTTTGCCTGTGGCTGCCATGCGCGCCCTGAACAGTTAATATTTTTTTTTGCAGGGATGTCACGCTATCTCCGCATACGATTTGCCAGCCATTCTGCACCGCGGGCTATGTGAGGCGCCGCATGTCGGCTGCCAAGAAACGCGCCGCCAGTCTGGCCTACCCATGCGCCTAGCGCAGCGCCCGGAGCGCCGCCAACTAGTCCTCCCAGCGCTGTTCCAGCAACTTGCCCAAACCGTGATCCAACATGGCTAGCAACAACATCGCCACCTTGTGTAGTTAGATGGTGTGCCAGATCCGCACCTGTGCTGCGCCGCCATTGCGTTGCTTTTGCTCGTGCATTCTGCAGAGCCTGCGGTGCATTAGCTCTAGCGTTGTGTACCGCGGTTTTACCTCTCTGGAGTACGCGCTGGATAGAACCGTCGGCGATGTCTTTTCCGCGGTTGCTCATATACCCAATTTTTGCCATGCGAAATGCACCGCGAGCACGCTCAGAAGCAGATGCCAGGTTGCCAGCGTGCTTATGTGCGTTAAGCGCCAGTCTTGCTCCGCGCACAGCACCTGCCAGCTTATGCCTGTTTGCAACAGCAAGACCCGCAAGAGCTGCTCCAGCAAGCAATTTGCCCGCGTGTCTCCGCAAAAACCCCGGTTTTTGCGGAGATTCTGACTTTACATAGTAGGTGCGTCTTACCGTGCCGCGCTTTCCACGGACGTTTTTTACGACCTTTTTTAGTTTGCTCTTGTTAAACACGCTATACACTTTCTAGCGCGTTTGCTGTCTTGGGTCTGGTCAGGCAACAGAAAATCTGACTTTAGTCAGCGTAGCCTTGCAGTGCTCTAGAAGCAGCAAGGTAGGCTGTTACATTACGGCCTGCTACAGCTTTTGTGGCTGTGCGAAGTCGCCGCCAACCATTGCGGTTCTTGGGTTGGAGCTCTGCGCCTACGCGAGCGCCCGTTCTTGCGCCAGCAAGAACATGCTTAGCTTGCTGCAGCATGTTCATGCCACGCCCGAATCGTTTATTGGCGCCACTAATTGCACGATTTTCTTGGTGCACTGCTTTTGCACCATGGTAAGCACCGCGTAAAGCAAGCCGGTTTCTATGCGCAAGTAGTCCCGCGCCAGCGAGCGCAGCCCCTGCCATAATCTTGCCCTTATGGCGGCTAAGAAACCCGCCGACCTTCTGCGCGGTGGCCTTTACCCAATAGGTCCTCTTTACAGTGCCGCGTTTACCGCGAACAGTTTTAACGACCTTTTTAAGACCTGCGCGCATTAGTCAACTCCAGTCAGCTCAACGCCCCACAGCCCGTCGTGCAGCGAGCTTGGCTCGATTGGCGTGGTAGCCAATAGACGCACCTGCTCTAGCTAGCGACGGCGTAGCGCGTGCGATTCCACCAATTGCGCGGGTTGTACCCTTTGCAATACCCCCAAGAACGCGTGGTACAGCTCGGGCTGTCCCCTTGAGTGCTGCAACGCCTGCATCGGCTACGCCGCGGGCGGCGCGACCGCCTAGCTTAACGCCGCTAATCCCACCCTGGATAGCCGATGGGATGCTGCGCACCTTGTCTAGTTGCGAGCGTGCTGCACCGACAGCACGACGACCCTTGTCACTCAGTCCGCCAACTGCGCTACCAACGCGGGCGCCTGCTACAACAGCCTTTGCGCGGTTCTTAAGGCCCAGACCTAGCATGCCCGCACCGCCCAGACCTAGCATGCCCGCACCCTTGTTGGCGATGCGCGCGCCGTGGTAAGCACCTTTAATTGCTCCGCGATGCCGTGCAGCCAGAATACCAGCGCCTACAAGTGCCGCACCAGCCGCGATCTTGCCCTTGTGGCGGCTAAGAAAGCTGCCAGCGCCCTTTGCAGCCTGCTGCGCCTTTACCCAATAGGTCCGCTTTACAGAACCGCGCTTACCGCGGACTACTTTTGTTACCTTCTTTAGACCTGCACGACTACTCGCCATTGTGCTTACCTCTTTTTAAACACTACAACAAGTGGCGCATTTCGCCACAACACAAGCAAAAAAAACAAACTGATCTAATGTTCAGTTCCAAGCTCCGCCTCTGTAAACAGCTTGTCTTTTTTAGATCGCTGCTCTTTCCAGTGCCTAATGCCCATTAGACGATCTTGGATCCAGTATCGAAGCAGCCATAGTCCAAGTCTCCAAGCCAGCTTGGCAGAGAAGTGCCCACGGAGCACAAGACTGCCGTCTCCAGGGTAGCTCACATAGATCTCCACCAGATTCCCATCTGGAATAGCTGAAACCTCTGTGTAGCCGTCTGTCTTTCTGAATATCCTCATCTTCCAACCTTGCCTTGGTTGCGGAGCATGGACAGCAGTGCCTTTTCCCGAGAGTCTTTAGCCTTTACAGCGGGCTTCCAGTTGGCCCCAATTTCAACGGTTGCTGGATAGTTCATCCACATGATTTCTGTCCGATGCCTCTGCTCCGCATCTACAAAGTTTGTAGACGAAACAGTGTGCTCGTACTCGACCCTTCGCCAGTTACCATACTGTGAGTTATAGAACTCGCAGTCGTAGCCGGAGATAGCTACTAGCGCGCCCGCATTAGCCGCAGCATGTAGAGCTTGTGCAAGCTTTAGATGCTGCTCCGAAGACATCTCATGCGTATAATCTACGTTAGACTTGCGTGCCTCTGGATAGTACGGAGGGTCGTTGTATAGAAACACGCCCGGTTTGGCGTAATCTTGGATAAGCTCTACGGCATCGGTATTGTTGATCTCCACACGGCGCATGCGATCTGCAAACGCATGAAACTGCTGCAGCTTCTCGTCCGTACAGGCAGCCATACTCATGGTGTGTGTCCCGCGCCTCCAGCCTGTATTAGCGCCCTGTCTGCCTCCAAAGTTTTGCCGCTGTCTAACCCAAACACGCCGCGCCAGTTCCAGTTCGTCATCTTGCGGGTCCTGTGTAATGTCCCGACAGGCACGCTGCTCATCAAAAGCGTATGGCGTTAGAGAGCATACGCGGTACAGGTCTTCCGGGCGCTCCCGGAGTACCTTGTAAAAGGTAACAATGCTCTTGTTCAGGTCGTTGATGACGCGAACAGGGTAAAGTTCCTGGGGAACTGCAAAGTAGATTCCGCCCCCTCCAAAGAAAGGCTCGACATAACACCGCGGTCCTCTTGGAAAATGCTGCACCAAGCTGGCAGCAATCCTCGATTTTCCACCGTAATTAATCAGCAAGCTGTCTGTTTCGCGCATTTTAGAACTCAGACAGAGCGACGGCGGCTGGAACGGCGCATTGGTGTTACGCCACCGGAGGACTTGCCCTTAGTCCGACGCGCTGTCTCTTCTTTAGACTCTACTCTCCTCGTTCCCGTCGCGAACTGTACGATCTTGTTCCCCTTCTTCGTCTGGCCAACAACCTTTACCTTGCTTGCCTTTGCTCCACCCGCAGTTGCTCCAGGTTGTGCGGCCTGCTTTAGCTGCGCCTGAACACCAGCTTTAGCGACAGCACCACGACCAGACACAGTCCTAAGCTCCATACGATGCTTTAGCTTCTGCTCATGCAGGGCCTGCCTGTCTGCCATCTTTTGCTTGAGAACATCTGCCCTGCGACGATCTCTGTCTTCGCGGCGAGCCATCCGTTCTACTTCTTTATTAGCAGCACGCGCCTGCTCCCGTTTATCGCGTACGGTTTGTAGCCGCTCATGTCGCACCTGGTCGTATCCGGCGTGCTCCTCTGCTTTTTGATTCCAGCGCCTAGACAACTCGTTGGTTGCATTTGTGTGAATCTGGTCTGCATCCTTGCCACCGTACTTCTTTGCGTGCGCAAGAACCGACCTAAGCTCATTGTGCGACATCTGGAAGACATCGGGATCCCCGCGGCGAACGCGGGCTACATTCTCGAATGTAGTCTGGTCATCCTTTAGCCTTCGCATCATGCCCGCCATCGCAATGTTGGCGAAGTTGTACAGGACGTTAGATACAATACCGCCGCTTTTTTGCGCTTTTTTTAGGCGTCGTTGGATCATGGTCTGGGCCGTGTGGCCCAGCGAGGTTCTCAGAGTCGCCTTACCTGTATCCGACTTGATGTAATCTCGAACTGTCCCCGGGTGCAGGCCGGTATACTGCGCTGCGGCATCTTGTACCCAATCACGCACAACTCTACGCGCGCCTCCACCCCCCTGCGCTTGACTATGCTGTGCGGGCGGCGGGGCGCCAAATATGTCTGGTGAAAAGTTAGTGCTGCCACCAGAACGCGTAGCTCCCCGAACAGCATGCTTTAGAGCACCAAACCCCGTGCTTGCGGCATGCCGAGCCTGCGTTTTGGCATAATTGGCCCACGCACGGTCTGATGCATGCCCAAAGATGTCTGGTCTAAAGACATTTCTACTGTCGGCCATAGCTACTAGGAGACCATGAAATCGATCTTTTGGCTAGGTGCCTGGCCCAACAACAATCCGCATTTCTGCAGGACCACGATTAATGTCCACAAAACACCAAGATGGGTGCTTTGCGGCTGCGCGTTCTGCCTCTGGCGCGCATCTAGCGCACGCAAATACCTCTGAAATGCGCAGGTATGCACCCATCTTGGTCCTAAGTCGCATAGACCCGTACTTTTCTGGCTCAACTAGCTGTAGAACCTTGAGTCTTGGATCCCGCTTAAGCATCTCCGCTTCTTCTGCAAAGGAGCGAATTGTGACTAGGGGAGGTCCACCGCATCCAGCACACTTGGCACCTACTGGAAATGCATACTTTGAGTGCATCTCCTGTGGCGTCATCTCGCCGTTCATGAACTTCTTACGGTGTAGTACCCTGCTCATTTGTCCCACCTATCTTTGTTCTTACGTACTTTTGGTTGTACATGCGGTGCATCAGCTGTCTTTTGCGCTGCGCGCTTGGCGGGTTCTACAGGAGCTACAATCGCTTCCCGTATAACACCCAGCCTATCTCTAATGCGAAAGATTGGTATGCCAGATCCACGCACCATAGCGGCATCTATAGCCCCCTCGACTACTTTAGTTGCCACCCACACCTCATTTTGGTGCAGCAACTCCTGCAGTTCCGGCATGGTTAGCCACTCTAGGCCGCTTTTGTTGTCTATCAGCCTGTAGCGCAGCTTCCAGGGGCCATCTACATAGCTATCCTGTGGGGGGTTAATGTACCCTAGCGGTGGATCCAGTTGCTCCGACGAGTAAGGCTTTTGCCTATCCCCAAACTCATAGACTCTGCCATTGAGGATTAGTCGCGTAGACATACTGGACATTTGTTCTAGTGTACAGTAGGTCAGTGCGCAAGGAGATCCCATGAACCTAATTGGTCTAGACGTGGCTTTTCGCAACACAGGCGTTGTTTCTGTTCACATTGGGGAGGACAACGGCGTGCTCCTAAACTCTTGTTTTGTCATTGAAACAGAGAAAAATGAAACAACTGAAAAGGTCTCCTCCACCATCGACAATGTACGGCGTGCCCAAAAGATCCACAGCCAGCTAAAAGAGACAATTGAAGAAACAAAGCCCCATGCAGTTGTTGTGGAGGCTATGTCCTGGCCGCGAAATGCAGCATCCGCGCTGAAGATGGCAATGGCTTGGGGAGCCATTGCGCCACTCCTAGAAGGTGTACCTATTATTGAGGTGGGACCGCAGACCATTAAATTGCTTGCAACAGGTTCTAGGTCTGCGACTAAAGAACAGGTTCAAAAAGGCGTACTCAATCTTCTGCCTTCGTCGGCGTGGGCACGGGAGGTGATTGAACTGCACGTTCCGAAGACTTCGCTGCGGGAGCATTGCTACGACGCGCTGGGGGCTGTTCTGGCTGCTCAAAAGACAGAGAAGTATCAGCTGCTTCGGGCTGGCCTTCGCGGGCTCTGAGCGCCTCTGCTTTCTCTTTAGCTGCGAGTTCAGCCTGAGCAGCCTTCTCCGCACGGGCTTCAAGCTTGTCGTCTTGGTCAGCCTGAAACTTTCCATTGACCATATCGACCATCTTTTCAGATGTGGCTGCCGTATTGGCAACAAAGACCTCGCTATACTTAGCGCGGTACTGAACCATCGTAAGATCGCCGTCTGGAATTGCTCCCAGTCCTAGTGCCTTTTCCCGGTATTCATTTAGCGTGATGATACCGGCATCCAGCGCTGCCTTCCAAGCTGCCGGATTACTAGCAACAGATGTCGTAGGATCTTCTTCTGTTTCCTCTGCTGTCTCCTCACCTTCTGCCCCTTCTTCGTCTTCTGCGCCCGCTGCCTGTTCTGCCATGGCGGCATCCTGCTCCTCTTTCTTAAGCGCATGGAGCTCGATAAGGGGATCGTAGTCGAGTAGCGGTGCCATGAACCTGATAGCTGTGGCCTTGGTCACAAGCTTTGGATCCGATGTCAGCAAGGAGGTAATGACCCTGGATGCAGTATCTGCATCTGTCATCGTGGGGCGGAAATAAGGTGGCCACTTGATGTCACAAATAGTCCCCTTTCCAATGTTTCTTGGAATCTCTACAGTGTCACCATCGGGCTGCTGAATGACCTTGGGGGGCACATCCACTCGTCCCCGAATAAGACGACCATCGGGTAGTTCTCGAATCTGCGTGTACAGACGAATAGCTTTCAAGACCTTCTGGCAGATCTTTGTCATTGCAGGCCCATACTGCTCCCGTAGCGAGTCTGCCTTCTCCAACATGGAAGAGAAGATACGTTCAATTTCTGTGGCAGTTTTTTCTCCGGAGTTCTGGTATAGAACTGAGTCTGGAACACACTGCGCTAGCCGGTATACTCGGTCTTCTAGATCCTTGATAACCTCAAGGCCAACTCTGGCACCGTTACCACCGAGCTCCAGATACGACCCACTGCCGCCCTGATTCAGTTTGATGGCATTATCCGATCCCTTTTGGATATCCTTAAACTCTGCGTCTGTGACCAGCATTAGCGTTGGATCACAGTTTTTAATTGTGCCCGTGTATACCTCAGCCAATAGCTGGTCGATTACGTTTACCAGGTCATAACAACCCGAACAGTCGGGATCCCCGTCGCAGTCATCGTCGTCCTGCAGGTTTTGAATCCATTCATACGGCACAAATCCCAGCCCGTGCCGAACTGTGTTCCGCTGCATGTACTCCCAGTTAGGCTCCTTGTCTTTGCACCGGATAGGAACCCAAACAGTGTCAGTTTCTGTGTCAATGACACGGCGGTACCAGTACCAAACAGCCCTATACCTGCCGTCGTCGTCTTTCACCTCTTTGGAATAGGTGTACTGCACGGTAAGCTTTACAGGCTCTGTGTAGCCGCGCCCTATAAACTCTGGGGTAGTCCAGCGCGGATCCAGGGCTTCAAACGTGCACTTCCCGTTAATAAAACGGAATCCAACACAGGCGGAGCCCATGGCTCCGCCGTAATTACGCGCCTGAATCATTGCGGGCCAGAAACCACCATACTGAATTACAGCTTGCAGGTAGTCTTCAGTTTTCTGGTCTCCAGGAACAGTCATACGGGGCTGTTTCCTGTTTGAGAACAGAAGACCCGTAAACCTGGACACAATGTTCCGGATAATCCCCAGAGGAGCCACAGGCCGTCGGAAGTTCCTGGGCAGGTCCGACACGTTGTCGTACCCCGGTGGCGTGTAGTGCGTGCGGCTGACCGTGTCTCGCTGCTGGGCAGTGATGACAGGCCGACCTTCCCAGTCCACACCCTTACCGTCATGCTCCGCTACCCGAAAGTAGCTCCACAGCTCATTCAACTGGAGCTGCCGCTTGGACAGCTTCATGTGCTTGGAGCCGGTATCTAGAATCTCATCTGCAGTCCCGTTAAATCCCGCACGGGCGCTGTCGGGGTCTCGCTGTACAGTCATGCTGCCAGACTAACGCAAAAAAGCCCAACTGTCTTAGCTTTACCTGCTCATTTGGTCTAGGATCGGTACATATGAGCAGGGCACCTACGGACAGACAGCTAGAGCTGGTCCGAATTATACACGAGTACTGCACAAAGCATGGCTACCCCCCCTCCAAACGAGAGCTCGCAACGCTGTTGTCGCTGCAAAGCACAAATGGCGTTTCCGATATGCTACGTGCTGCGCAAAAAAAAGGGCTACTGGATCTAACGCCTAATATTGCACGCGGGATTACGCTGACGCACACCGGGCGTCAGGCAATTGGGGTTGCCTCATGAAGCAAAGATTTTCTCCCGTGTGGATGGGGCGGAAAGCTTCCCAAGCTGTGCCCCCAGACCCCCCAGACGTGCATATTCAAGCGCCTGAAGGCCCCCCTAATAAGCGTGGCAAAGGCGGCAGGCCGACTACTGGGCAGCTGGCAGAGCGTGGCGAGCTGTCTGGGGCGAAAGCGGCGCTACAGGATGTGCAGGCGGCGCAGCCTCCGCATTTTCACATACGCCCGAACCAAAACAAGTGGGCGAAAGAGTACGACAAAGCAGAAAAGCTCGTTGAGCAAGAAGAAGCTGAGGCCATTCTAGCTGCCAGAAAAGAAAGATTGTCTGCGCTTGAAGAGCAGACAACTATTCTGCGCGCTAACCGAAAGATTGCTCTTGGTTTTTCTGGCACGGCTATGCAGCTGCTTAAGTCCATGCGACGCGCTGCAGAAGAGCTCGATACCCGACTTGCAGAGGGTATTGAAGATATGACGCTCAAGGATCTGCAAGCTGTAATACAGACGACTGGCACAACAGTAGCCAAAGCACAGTCTGCTGTTGAGGCGATGGTTAAAACAGAGCGGTATGTCATGCGGCATCCGCTCGATCTAACAGAAGAAGAAAAAGACGATTTGGAAGAACTGGATGCAGACGGCGCCAAGCAGATTCTGGAGAACCTTTCAAGGTCTATTCATCATATCTCCAAGAAGTTTGCTAGGGAGCAGCCAATTGACATGCCTGCCGAGTCTGTCGAGGTAGTAAGCAATGAGTCCGATTCTTGATCCGTCTGTAATCGAAGAAATTGCCAAGGAAGATCCCGAGTATGCCGCACAGCTGGCTAGGGAATATCGCAAGGCTATGATTGTTTTGGCGCGCAAAGACCCCAGCTGGTTTTGCGCCTATGTCCTAAAAAATGAACAGAATGGTGCGCAGATATTTCAAACGCCTGAGCATGAGGCGGTGCACAAAAAGATCCTAGAATGCCCACGCACCGTTATTTGGACCTATCCAGGGTTTGGAAAGTGCGAGAAGCACAATAGCAAATTGCTGTGCGCAGATGGTACATGGGTAAAAGTCCAAGACCTAACAGAGCCCACAAAACTACTAACGTGGGATGAGCGCACCGGCAAGCTGGTTACAGTTACAGGGCAGGCCCATGACAATGGCATGAAGCACACGTTGGCTATTACCCTATCCAATGGTGCTGTTCTGAATGTTACAGAAAATCACCCCATTCGTGCTGCAGATCTGTCTTGGGTGCGAGCAGACCAGCTAACTGTTGGGCAGCAGGTTGTTGCGCTGGGGCACCTAGATCTGCCCGACACTGGTGAAGCTTCTATGCCTGAGGACGAAGCAGAGATACTCGGGTATCTGCTTGCAGGCAGGGTATGGCGCAACGAGTCCGTTATAGTTCGGAACATCAACAAAAGCGATAAGTGGTCTGCACGGCGCAAAGAGCTGTTTGAGCGCGCAGGATGGACTTTGGCTCCCTACAAACAGCACTCATTTGTTGTTACGGCGAACAGCCGTGCAGCCATGTCGCCAGCCATGTTTCTTGCTAGCTTGACTATCATTGAGCGCGGCTGGCCTGTAGATTTTAAACCTGAAGTTTGGAAGCTTCCAACAAAGTCAGTAAAGCGGCTACTGTCCGGCTTTTTTGCTTGTGCGTACTTTTCGCCAGATGGCGGTAGAAAAGACACAGGCTGCCCAATTGGGGGCACCTATGGACTTGGCAATGATCGTGCTCCAGCATATGTCGGCCACCCGTATCGGCCTGTTCTAGAAACCGTCAGGAAGCTCCTTCTGCGAGTCGGCGTTACTGCCAACATACGCCCCTGGGTAGCCCACAAGCGGCTTGGTAAAAAGGGGTATGGCGGTATATGGAAAGCTTCAAAGCGTAGCTACGATAGCCGCTTCCAGGTGCTGTCTATCCCGCATGGTCAGACAGAGTTTTTTTGGCCAACAGCTAAAAAGCGCAACAGCCCAAGCCTGCTCTGCGCTGTAACTGTGTCTTCGATTGTAAGAAGCGCTGTACCTGTACAGACCTACGGGGTTGAGGTGCAAGAAGAACAGCACAGCTACATTTCAGAAGGCGTGCTTGTTCACAACACCAACCAGATTTCTATTGGGCATGTGCTGTGGCGGATTGGCAAAGATCCCAATACCACAATTGCCATCATGTGTAACACGTCTGAAATGGCAGCACGTATTGTGTCTTCCATTAAAGGATATATTGCGCATTCCCCCGAATTTCACGATGTGTTTCCAGACATCAAGCCTGGCGAGACCTGGGCAACTAGCAAGTTTACTGTTGTTCGAGAGTCGCTACGCAAAGACCCCACTGTTCAGGCAGTCGGCCTTACGGGTAACATTGTCGGCGCCCGTCTAGACGGTCTGGTAATTGACGATATTGACAATGTAGACTCTACGCTAACAGAGGCATCTCGGCAGCAAACAGAGCAGCGCATCCGTAAGCAAGGCATCAGCCGTCTATCTGCTGAAGGCTGGGCAGTTGGCATCGGCAACGTCTGGCATGAAAAAGACTGCCTGCATAGGCTGGCTGCTTCCGGGTGGCACACCATGCGGTACCCTGTTTTGATCCCAAGCAAAGACAGCCCAGGAGAGCTCGTTAGCGCCAACCCCGCCATGTTCCCTATGGAGCGAATTTATCAGATTCGCGATTTTGATCAGGGGCCGCTGGAGTTTGAGCGCCTATACATGCTAAAGCCGCGCATCGACGGAGAGCAGCGCTTTCGCATTGAATGGATTGAGAAGGCACTTGAGCTCGGTAGGCAGCAAGTGCTACTCCGCGAGGGGCTGCCCAAAGTTCCCACAGGCTGCCGTACAATTCTGGGTGTAGACCTTGGCGTTAAACCAAAAGCCAAAAACGACCCCACCGTACTGACAACTGTTCTAGAGGTACCAAAAGGCAATAACCAGTACGACTTTCAAATTTTGAACATTGTCAAGGGCCGCTGGAACGCCCAAGAGATTATGGACAAGATCAAGGAGCAGCAACGCCTGTTTGCTTCTGAAGTCTGGGTTGAGTCCAACGGCGCTCAAGACTTTCTAATTCAGCTTATGAACATGTCCGGCCTGTCGTACAAGATAAATGCCTTCCGAACAGGCATGAACAAGTACGATCCCATGTTTGGCGTAGAGGCCATTGCAGCAGAAATGGCAATGGGTTGCTGGTGGCTGCCCACATGGGATGGTACACGCGAGGGCTGCGAAGAAGAGATAGACGAGCTTATCGAAGAAATGCTTGCCTATCAACCGAACAACCACACAGGCGACCTACTTATGTCTCTCTGGATTGCACGAGACGGCGCTAGGCAGAGCCGCCAGAAGAAAACAGGGAGAGTGGAGTTTGGACGCCTTAATCTGCGGAGACGATGATGTCTGCTAGCGATTCTGATAACACAGAAGTCGAGTACGATTGGTTTAAGCCAATCCAAAATCCAACAACCCGGCTACTAGGTTTTGGTGCTCCACCTCGAAAGCCTGTAGCCGCTCCGCGTGCTGCTCCAGTTCCTACTAAAAAGGTTACAATTGAAGACATCTTTGTTAGGAACAAGCCCAAAGAGAAGCAGGTAAAAGCTCGAAATGGGGAGTTTCTACCTGATACAATGCGCGGGCGGGTCCTTGTGATGCTCGGACACATTACAAATGGCGACCCAACCAAGCACGTTAAAGACGGGCGTCTGGTTGTGGACACTTGGCAGCGCTGGCCAGAGGTCTACTCAATTTCCGGGTACCGATTGCCCGATGCTGCAAAGGTTCGAGCAAAACTATGCGGACCGGAAGGCTTGATCGGCCGTGGCTACGTTCGACGTATCGAAGAGGGTCTTTATTGTCTAACAAAGCAGGGCGCTGAATGGTGGCAGCAAGTCGGTCGTCCCTGGCTTGCTACTCAAACACGTACGTAGCTGTAGTTGCCTCGCAACCGTCGCCACACATACTTTCCTTTAGACGGAGCTGCAAGAAAAGCCCTAGCTGTGTTGGCATGTACCCCTGAGTACTGATAGACACGGCCAGTCCGAAACTCAACCTCTAGTGTTTTAGAAGCTTTGTTGTAGCCCACAGAAGCTACGTTAGAGCTTTGGACTGGCGTCCTATCCATAGGCACTATCAGGTGGCGATGATGCCGAGGGTCCGCAGTCGCGCCAGCAGATCGTTGAGCGCGGTTCTTGCCTCTGCATCGACCGTGGCGCCGCCCGCAGCATCCGGCACCGCAGTAGGTTGCGTTGTAGGCGAGGCGCCAAAGAAGCCAAGACCGCCATTGCTTGCCTGAACAAGGCTTGCGCCAGCGCCAGACTGCACACGCACTACGCCTGTGCCACGCGGTGCAATGTTCAGTCCAACGTTTGCATCATCGCCGTTGGCCGACAGTGCAACGGGGTTGCCTGTTGCGCTGTTTGTTACTTGAATGTAGTTAATAGCGCTTGCCGTTGCTGCAATTCCAAGCGACTCATTACCGTTTGTATCGGCCAGCGCTGACATTCGAGGATTGCCCGTAAACGTTGCAACACCCGTTACAAGAAGCGTCTGTGCCGCAGTAACAGGTCCTGCAAAATACGATGCCCCAGAGGCAACCCGAAGCGCGTAAGCGTTAGTCAGTGTTGCGTTGGCACCTGCAACTGGTGCACCCGCAATGTCTACAGTAACCGCATTTGTCACTGTAGAAGCCCCAGCAAACGCAATAGTGGGCTGTCCAATGCGGACAAACCGCTGCGTTGTTAGTGCGCCAGTTCCCCAAGTTACTGTGCGTGTCAGGTCAACGTAAACATCTGGCTGCTCGGTACCCGCCGTACGACCAGTATCTGCGGCCCCAGTTACAGTTAGCGCGGTGTGTACACCGCTCGTAGCTGCAGTTGGCGAGACAATAACGGGGTCAGTAAACGTAGTATTCTCCCCCGTGATAGGACCGTAGTCTGCGTCGTCAGTCGGTCCGGCGTAGCTACCAAGGTCTGTCACAAGAAGCGCAGCTGGCAGCGATGGGCACAGAGCCGCAATCTGTGCCGGAGTGTAAGACAGGACAATAGACTGCCCGCCCTTAAGAATCCCTTGGAAGGGTGCAGGCATTGCGCAAATCTCTACCGAGGGGTTCTTGATTGAAGAAGCAGCAGCCATTCGTATTTACTCCTTAGACCTAGATTAGCTCAAGGACGTAGTGTTTGGCCAGTAAAGATGCAAGTACTAAACAACTGATCAGACAAGCAGGTAATGGAACGGGGCAGAGACCGACGGACAAAGCTTTGCGCTGATCTCCAGAGATTTCCTAACTCGGAGTTCTTGCGGCTGTCCCTCCGTCGCCTCCAGAACACCACGAACAATATCCTCCGACTCTCCTGCTACTGCATAACCACTCGCAGCAGGAACTACTGCAAAGTCGTCATCCAGAAACCATAGCTGCTTGCGGTAGGCAATTAGCAGGTTCAACCCCGCATCATCGCCAGAGCTCCCATGCGCCCGAAGAGAGGCACGCAGCGGCTCTACCAGCCCCCGTACTAGGAACCGCTCTGGCTTGCCCCTGCGCGGAGCCTGAGGCACCTCTACAAGATACTCTAGAATCTGCGCAGCGCGTATAGAACCCGCGTACGCAAGCGTAAGGGGGCCGCGCTGGATGATTTTAGGGCCTACACGGGAAAGTATGTGGCCTGTCGTTACTCCACTGTCAGTCCCAATCAGTATTCCTGCAGGTCCCTGTAGAGCAACAAGGCAAGTCATACTATTTCCTATCCTCGGGCTTCTTCTTTTCAACAAGCCTAGCGAGTAGGCGCCCCGTTTGCATCCCAAGCGATCCCACTACATAAAATGCGCCGACAGAACCCAGAACAAGGACCTGAACAGCTATACCGATAAGCCCGTCCCGACGACCAAGATTAAGAATCGTATCTTCCAGCTTATCTGTAATTCGGCCGCTCATAACTCACCGCTTCCTGTTCTTCTCACGAACAATGTGCTGCCCGTCGTAGACCTTACCACCCCAGGCAAATGTTCCCTCGGACATTAGTACAAGGTGTGGCGTGCAGTACTTTTGGTTAGGTCCATACAACTCCAGAACCGTAAACCCATTCTGCCAATCCGCATCAGGTGCGTACTCGTGCGGACCTGTTAGGGATGGATTGGCAATGGACACTGCTGTATGACCATAGGCAGACTGGCAAAACATCTGGGCTCTATGGTGGTGTCCGACCACCTCAGACTGCCCCATGGTCTTGGCCAGACGGTTGGCAGCAATATGCTTCACACCCCCAAACCGTCCAGCCTGCTTATGCCCATGCCGAAGCATGAAAGGGCCGCAAGGAACCCCCTTCACCAACATGTCCTCCCGCATCCAGGTGATGTTCTGGCTCAGACCATGTGCAAGACACTGATCGTGAAGTGTCAGACCCTTTGCGCCCTTCAGAAACTGAGGATTGACTCCCAGAATCTTCCCCCAGCGCTCATCATGGTTTCCCTCCATGACAATCACCTCTCTGCTCTCCAGCGCAAGCGCGTTCGCCTCCCGAACAAACAACTGTATTTGAGGAATGGCATGTACCGGAGCGTTAGCCTCTTGTACGTACCGAGACAGCATCCCGAAGTCGAGAAAGTCCCCCAAGATGACTGTCTTGTCTGGGCGGATGTCCTTGTGCCATGCTCGAAAAGCCGCCCAGCACTCCTTGCTGTGGAGCGGGAAGTGAATGTCGCTGCAGATAGCTACGATAGAAGATGTCTTGGGTTGGCTTGGCATGGACGCAGAGTCTATGCGGCTGGCTCCTATTTGGCAAGCAAGTGCTTGTTAGACAAGAAGATAGCGCGCGCAAGACCCTCGGGGGTCTGCGACCGTCGCCGTGCGCGATCCTTGCTGTCTGGGCTGTTGTGGATTCTGTTCTTGTCTACTTCACCAGTCCACGGGTTCTTTAGCGGTGCGCAAGCGCCCCCCTCAAGCCAAAGACCTGTCTTCTTTGTATAAGCATCCCGCTCAGGCACCGTTGCCCAGTGGGCAAACTCCTTGTACAAACTGAGAATGGAACAGAGAGAGCAAGAGATCTTTGTCGATTATCTAGGTGTTGTGCTGGGCGTAGCTATCCTGCTCGCCTTTTACTTCTGCACCTAGTAATAGCTTTTCCCGAGAAACACAGCCTTTCTGAAAAAAAAAAGTAAGGCCCATGTCGATTTCTTGATGCCAACCTCATAAAAATCCCGAGATGAATACACAAGGGATCATTTAAATCTCCCAGAAGCCTAGCCGTTGCTAAGTGTGCATTCCCCTCCTGCCTTCTCTTCGTCAAAAAAAAAGACAAGAGTTCTTATGGCCCCCGAAGGGGGCTAGACACCCACCAAGCATTCGCTGCTACGCAAAAAAGTACAGTAGTGCCAAGTGTGCAAAGCGCTTTGGAAATAGTGCTTTTGAAAAATCGTACAAAAAAATGATCCGAGGTTCATAAAAACTTCGAGATGAACACACAGAAGAAACATTTAAATCTCGCAGCGAGTAAACCATTGCCAAGTGTGCAAGGCGAACCTGAAATCACTACCTAGACTTGTAGAGGGGTACCTCCCCCCCTCCAAGCTCTCCGATTTCCCCCCCTCCCCCTATGACCGCGGTCATGTCAAGTGACGCAAGTCACCTCAAGCACATAGGGGTGACGGTGGTCACCCCTATGATGCATCGCTGTTGACAGGTAAGAATCCGGGAAAGCCCGTAGACCGAACTTGCGTATAGGGTTTGTCTAGAGGCAAGTAGTGGTCCAGCGTGGAAACCCCTTGCCACAAGGGGTTTCCACGGTGGACGCCGATTAGGGCGATCCGACAGTGCGTAGGCTACTAGGGGTGGTCGAGGGGGAGAGGGGCTCTACACGGGCTACTAGGTGCCCTAGCGGGGCTACTATACGTCTGTCCAGTGATCCGGGGGTAGGTGACGGGTGTCATGGTCCACCGGTAGGTGCGGTGTATGGCAAAGGCACTCGGTGCCTTTGCCATATGTTGCAATAGGTTACAGGGTATACGATGCATGGGCGTGTGCCCTATGTGTAGGGTGCCATACACATAGGGCACACGCCCATGCATCGTATACCCTGTAACCTATTGCAACATATGGCAAAGGCACCGAGTGCCTTTGCCATACACCGCACCTACCGGTGGACCATGACACCCGTCACCTACCACTGGACAG